GTTAAACAAGGTATAAAATTAAAAGGTACATCTAAATCATTAGTATAAACACCTGCATCTTGCACTCTTCTTATATAAAAATATTTAAATTTATAAGCTATGTTAGGGCTGGGGTATAAAAACAATGTCATATCAAATTGTGGTCTTCCACTGTTACTACTTCCGTTAGTAATAACTTGACCAGGTATCATACAAAACTGTGTAGGTCTTGCATCTCCTGCAGAATTTTGTTCTTTACGAGAAAGATTCATGTAATCTGTTTGTGAAATTTTAGTAATTGTTACATCAGTTGTTTGACTGTCACCTTCTAAATTACCTGTTCCTTCTGCTGTAGTAGTCACAGTAGCATCTAGAATATCTAAAACATCTACTGGTATACCATAATAATTTTGACCTGGCACCATTGTTAAAAAATTATAATCAATAGTCCATAAGTTTAATCCACGGTTCGACCATTCACTTAACATAATATTAAGTGAACGTCTTGCCGTTTTTAAATCATAACCACCGAGAACCTCGAGTCCACATCTTTCAAATGCTTCTTCAATAGCTTCTTCTACATTTAACTTAAAATTATATGTATTAGAATAAGCCATCTAACCTCCTAGTAGTTTTTAACCCATTCGCAAATTAAAGTGTATGTTTCACCACTGCTAGCTGCGCCTGGAACAACTACATCAATGTCACCTGAATAGTTGGTTTCTTTTGGATTACCTAGGCCCCCTATAGTACTAAAATCATATGTATCATCATAATTTAAAGATAATAAAGGTGTTTGAGTTCCTGATGTTAAATCCCATTGAAGTTGCACGGGAGCAGTTACTCCTGCTGAAACGTTAAACCAAACTTTATTTAGTGTAACTGTTGTGCAAGTCTGTCCTTGATTGTTAGTTGTTAAAGTTGAAACATCTACTATTTTTGTTGTTCCACCTGTTCCGTCAGAGATGTTTACATAACTTGTAATAAGTTTTCTGTCTCCGTCAAATAATGTTCTTGTTGTTACGGTATCTACCATTTTATTAATTCCCCTTGTACAAAGGTGGGGCCATTACTCCCCACCTACGGTTATATTTGTTTAACTATAGCTTACGTTTCTGTTTTGCGCAGCCATAATGTAGTCAATTGTAGTGACTTTAGTTCCAGTAGCATCACCAGAAACACTCATAGCCATCACTTTCATGTTAGCTGTTGGAATGTTAGTAGTAGAAGTACCAACTAAATTTCTGTTTATGTAAAATTGAACTTTGTTTAAGGTTGTTCCTTTTGTAGCAACAAGTCCTAAAGTTACATAAGTGTCATTTTCCATTGTTGATTTTGTAGTATCAGAAAACTCTACTAAAGTTTGAGTTCCACCAGATTCAGTAGTACCTTTTACGATAGCCGATCCATCATCTTTTACAAAACCAATAACGTTTTGTGATAACAAAGCGCTTTCTGGATTCGTAGTAAATGCTTCTGTAAAACCAATTAAGAAATCAGTTTGTGTAGCATCTGATATTTTTGCTCTAGTTTCAAAATAAAGTTTATCACCTGCAGTAGTTGGTAAAGCAAATGATTCTTGTTTAGCTTGAATTGATGCACCATCGTTATCAGTAGTAGCTGCTGAAGTTAAATTTACTTCACCACCTGTGCCATCTGCTGCAATTGCTGCTGATGCACCTGTATCTTTTACGATAGTCCAATTGTGTGTTGTGTCTAACGCACCCTGTTCAAAATCATCCATATAGGTGAATTGATCGGGCCACATAGACATTTTTAAGTTTTCAAATGCAGATGCATTTGAGAATAATACTGGGCCTTTAAAATGTGTAGCCATTGTTATACTCCTTGCCTGTATAGGGCTTTAGTTACCTCGTCACTATACTGTACTGCCTAGCCAGCCTCGGTAACCGTTTACTAGGATAAAGGGGCGAACTAATTTCGCCCCTTTAAAGATCATTAAGCTCCTGGTGAACCAAAGATACCTCTCCAGTCAGACCAGCCGAAGCTGTATCTTTCTCTGGCTTTGTATCTAACGTTTCCAGTATCGAAATCGCCTTCCATAGCAGTTCTAATTGGAGCTCTCACAAAGTGTTTAAGTCCATTAGGTGCATCTGTTTTAATGAAAAACGCATCAGTATCAGTAAGGAAGTTGTTTACAACATATCCTTCTGGTACCATTCCCATGTTTTTGATTGCGTTGATATCATTATCAGCAGTGCCTACTCTACCGGCAGATTTCATTAGTCTCTCAGCTACAAACTGAAGGTTTACTGGAATGATCATTTTCATACCTCTAAGGGCAATCTTTAATCCTCTTTCATCCTTCATGTCAGCAATATCAATTAACATCTGCTCAAGCGAAGTTTCGTTTAAGTCAGCTGCAGTTGTAAGCTCGTTCTTTTGGTTTCCACTAAGAGTTGGGTGATCAGTAGCACAAAGCTCCTTTGCATCCCCACCAAGAAAAGAAGCATTAAACGCTCTGTTAAGAATGTTTGCAGCTTTAACTTGTTTAGTGTTAGCCATAGAACGCGCTAATGCTTTAGTATAGCGAGTGCTAAGTTTATCGTAAAGATTATCCTCTACAGCTTCTTCTGTTAGTGCAAAAGCTAAAGCAATAGTCTCGTTAGTGTACCTAGCAGTGTAAGTTTCTTGTGCGTCTTCATAAGTCACACCTTGGCCTTCCGGCTTTACTGCTGCATTGGCGAAACCGCCGAGCATTACTTCTTCTTCGAAAGCACGATCAGATGATTCTGAATCGAATATTTCTTTGTCTTGGTTTTCGTATCGGTCATACTCTAACCCGAACAGCGCGTTTAAACCTGGTTCGAGTTCTTTGACCAATTGCATTCTTGAAATTACCATTGTTCAATTTCTCCTATAGGTTAAACTCCCAGCTTATCAGCATAGTACTGATGCTCGTTAATACGAACTATCCAGTTCGCATTAGTTGAAGCAATATCGCTGTTATCTGGGTCTTCACAAATTCTGACAATTCTTAACTGACCTGTTACGCCTGCATTTTCAGTAGTAGCGTTCATTTCAGTTTTAGATTGTCCGTTAATAGTATTACCAGCTGCATAAACAATGTTAGAGTTTCTTCCAACTTTGTCTTGAGCTATAATACCATTAGCTTGAATTTCGTAAAGTGTATTCGGATCGTCATAAACGTACGCGTCGATTGTACCTTGAGTAACAGTTATGCTACCAGGGTAATAATTTGACCACGTTGGTTTTTGAGTAGTAGGATCTTGATAAAAACAACCATTGAATACACCAATAGCAGCTACAGCATCACTGTTGCCACTTTTAGTAATGTATCCACTTGCTTCTAGTTTAACCAAGTCACCTTTCATAATGACATCAGCTTCACCACTAACAATTTGATACTTTGAAGTACCTTCGTTGTTAATGTTACTACCAAGTTTACCTACAGGTCTTAAACCAAATGGCGCGTTTGAATTTGCCATGATTTTTCCTCATAGTTAAAAAGTTATACTTTACCCCTAATGGATAAAGTAAAATTATAATTTAGGGGTTTAAAATCTAACTAGATTTTTTGCCACCAAAACTAACTTGCGACCTGCTTTCTCTCGAAACAGGCATACTAGGATGTTGGTCCTTTAGAGGATCGTTAGCGATCGCATCATCTTTATCTTGCGTTACTTGCGCAAAATGTTGTGCACGTTCTTTAACAGTCTCTAGCGGAATCCTTGCTAGCATTAAACCTCCAACAGCTATAACACCTTCATATTTACCTGAATCAATTTGTGGCCAAATGTTGGTATCGTATTCGTCTGCACGAACAAATTCCCAACCTTCTCGTAGTTTAGCAGAAACATTTTTTTGATCTTGCTGTCCTACAGACTCGGCCCTTACCCATCTGTGTTTAAATCCAGCAGGTGCAGGTGGTGCGTCTAGTTGTGATGGTGGAGACCACGGTTTCCTTCGAGAAGTTTTCTCTCTGGTTTCAGTCTCGCGTGATGGTAATTTATCTTTTTTTATTGTATTCATATGCATTACTCCTTCACGTACTTCGCATATTCGCTTAGTGGCACACCTAGTTTTTTAGCTATAGCTACTTGTGAGGGTGTGAGTCTCACAGTGCCTTTGCGCCTTACAGGACCACCTCTGTTTGCAGAAGCAACCGTTTGAGTAGGCGAAACTTGTTGTTCAAATTTATGAGGAAAATTTTTCCTCAATCTTATGTCTAGTTCACTATAGTATGAATTTGAAGATGGGTCAACACCTTCGTCAACTAAATTCTTATGAATTGAAAATGCTGTTAGAGTCATAGGTTCGTCTTTACCAAACCAATCGTTCTTTTCTGCCCATTCTTCAGCCTG